TCAGACGTGTGCTCTTCCGATCTGTCGTAACCAAAAAGACTTGCCCCACACCCAGCCCGCAGACCGCGCGCAACTCCTCATACTCGGGCAAGTCCGCCTCGTCCAGCAGGGCTGTCCCATGATAGCGTCTGGCGACCTCAAGTAATGTTTGGTCATCCGTTATGCCGGTGCAGGTCCGGTAGCACACCCCTTGCAGCAGTTTAAGCAGCCGCGTTTTGCCGACGCCTGCCCGCCCGATAATCCGTAGCGCTGGCGTGTTGTCGAACCGGTCGTACATCCAGGTGCTGAGTACAAACTCGCTCAGCATCAGCGTATCCGGCGCGCTGATCACCATCCAGCGCTCAAAATATTTACTAAGTTCGTCTAACTCTTCTCCTCGCTTAACAGCCGCGTTTTCAAAATCCGCGCTCGCCATTTTGATCAGCGGGGAGATCGGCGCCGCCTCGTATATCTCGCCGTCGATCTCAATTTGGTCGCCGATAACCATGCGGCCGTCCATCATTACTGCCAATTGATACTGATCACGCTGCCGGTCGTGCACGCATTCCACCAGGTGCCGCCCGTTGATCAGCCCGCCGTACGTTTGTTTAATCTCAGTCATCTTGTGTCTCCATTTCCAAAATTCAAAAGTTGAATTTTGTGAACGTTGCCGAATCGCAATGTTCACACATGTTCACGCCGCAGTCGCAGCCGGGGAATGCCCCCTTCTTTTTCTTCGAGGCAAATTTTTTATTTCTCTCGTGCAAGTTAACATTCCTTCATATAGTTCACGCTTTCTCGGCGCTCCCGCCGCTTTTTCGGCCCGTTTTCCGTCAAAAAGCCCAGATATTGGCCGTTTTTTGGCTGTGAATGTATGAACGTTGTGAACATTGGCGGGGGTGTGTGAATTTGATTCGTTCGCAAGATTAAAATTTTTCTCATTTTCCACGCAAGTTTTAATCTGGCGCACAAAACAAACCGCAGCAGCAGAGTTAACGTTCACAATGTTCATACGTTCACGCTTAGCTGTTTTCATTCCATGCCCAGCCCTTGCTGCGTCGCTTCTATTTTCTTGATCGTCTGATTTTCTGGGTGTTGCGGTCCAAACTCGTCCGGGTTGATTCCAAAGCGCATGCTTAGACCCAGCATGCGCGGCTCGTTCCATATCACCCAAAATCCGTCCCGTCGCCGCTCGGTCACTTGCAGGTTAAGCTCTTCCCGCACAATCTCGCCTACCCGCCGCGATTTCATTTTTCGGTTGGAGCTGTACTTGTTGTCGTCCTCGTCGTCGTCTTTCTCGCCGTTCATCATGGCGATGATTTCATTCGCCACTCTGGTGATTTCGCCGATCTTGATGATCCACTCGCCGGTCGGTTCCTCTTTCGCACATGCTTTACGCTGGTCCGGCATTTTCATGATCGTCCACAGCGCCTCGATCACCCTGGCTGTCAGCGTCATGCTCTGCCCGATAATTGAGTCCTGGTAATACCGCCGCAGCGTTTCTTTAATTGCATCTTGTTGCTCCTTGTCATCGCGCGCAATTGAGAGCAGCGGACCTGCCACCTGGTTGAGCCGTGGCGAGATTTCCATGTCGTAAAAATCAAAATTGACTTCGATGGTCGGCTGCCAGGTGTACAGCCGCCAGGTGATCAGCAGGTTGCGCAGTGCTTGCGCCCGCCGCCGGATATCCTCCGTCATCGTCAGGGTGATCCCGGCCGCTTTCAGCTCGATCATTTCCCGCGGCGTCAGCCTCAGCGTCAGCGAGCGGCTCCCAATCGCGTCGTCCTTAAAATCTTTGCGCATAGCCACCAGCTTCGGACAGAACGTCTGAAAGGCCACCGTTTCAAAAATCTTGTTCCCGTTCGGGTCGGTCGCTTCCACCAGCCGCCAGATCGGGTTTCCTCGCATCGCACCCAGGTTATAAAATTTGACCATGTCCGCCTCAGTATCGCTTTGTTCCAGGTCGGCCTCGTCGATAAATACCGTGCCTTTGTAGCGCTCGACCGCCCGGAACAGGCTGGCGGTCGAGCCCGCCCCGTTAGCCGTCATCAGCCGGTAGCAGATTTGCCCGATGCGTTTCATTAGCTCCGATTTTCCGGATCCCGCGCCGCCCATCGCCCGTAGGTAGATCACCGTCTCAAAGCAGTCGTACACCCAGGTTGTCAGCACCCAGTAAGCCACCAGCCGCGCAGTCTCCTCGCTGGGCATCAGATACACTTTTTTGAGGTACATGACGATGTACTCAACCAGCTCTTTGATCGATAATTTTTTATCCAGGTCGCTGGCATATAGGACTAATCCGTTCTTTAGGTTATCGTCGGGCGGGTAGGGCTCGTAATACTTTCCCTCGATCGTTACCCCGCCGCCTTTTTCTATCTTTCCGTCTGGCGTGCGCCAGGCCAGCATGGCCTTGTGCGTTTCCATGTCGTATAGATACTCAACCAGGTGACCGCCAAAATAGCCCCCAAACGTATAGATCGGGTCGCCGCCTGGTCGGTTTTCCACCACCGATTTTGCCGATTTGCGCATCCGCTCCAGCTCGCGCAGCGTGATCCCCATCTGTTTGGATAAGGCGCCCACCATCGCGGAGGCCGAAAAATCATCCAGATCGTTGATCAGCTTGACCACTTCCAGCATGGCTGTCTCGCGCTCCGCGCCTTGTTTTGCGCCCGCCCAGGTGGCCGCCGCACTCACATAGATTGCCGACTTGCGTAGCAGTGTCGTTGCCAGGTTGCGCTGGTTGTCGTAATCGCCGTCCAGGTCGGTCTGCGCCATCGCACGCAGCAGGTCGTTGCTGTCCTTGACTTCCCGCGGCTTGCTTTCAGCGTCGGTGTAAGTCCCGTAGGCTTTTAACTCGCTTGGGTATCCGCCTTGCGCCGAGATCGCGCGCAGGTAATCGTTGGCTTGCTCGTAGCTTTCGCGCTGGCGCTGCCCTGCGTCCTCGGGTGGCTCAAATTCAATTCGCATCGGGTCTCGGCTGCTGATCAGGCGCAGCTTCGGGCCGACCTGTTTTCCTACCCGCCAGGCCGCCAGTACGCCGGCCACATCCAGATCGTAAGCATAGTAGATCGTTTTGTGCCGTGCGCGCAGGTCGTCGATCACCGCGTCCAGCGCTACCCCGCACAGCGCCACCGCGCCCCAGCCCCATTGTCCCCAGGTCACCGCGTCGGCCTGCCCCTCGCAGATGATCATCTCATCAGCAGCAGCAGTATACGCGTGGTTGTAGTACACCTGGCGCGGACCGAACAGATCGGCCGGCGCGTTATAGTGGACCTTTCCGGCCAGGCCGCGCGTGCTCAGGTAACGCGGGCGCATCATGACCAGGTGCGGATATACCAGGCTGTTGCTTCCCACCATTCCAGGGATGCGGCCGCGCTCTACCCAATCGCTGTTGGAGATTTCCAGTCCGTGGCGGCTGTACCAGCTCAGTACATCACCCTGGTAACCCAGCACGCCAACCGCTATCGGCGATTCAATATCGACCCCGTTCGCCTCAAAAATTTTTAATATTTTTTTGCGCTCTTCCGGGCTGCCCGTCCCCGTGTAGCCCAATCGCGCCCGCTCAGCCGTACTGGCGGCGTCGTGTTCACTATTATATTTTCGGGTCCCGGGTGTCTGTGCATTCCCTGCGCCCTCGGCCTCCTGGGGCGTGGAATCCTGCCAGAGCGACCACCCCCGGCCCCGCGCGTATGTTTGCGCCGCCTCGCTCGCGCGAAACCAACTCTCGAACACGCGCGTCGCCACCTCGAGCGCGTCCTCTTTGGCACGCTGCGCCAGGTGAGCGCTGGTATCCTGCTGGCTCCACACAGGGCGAGGCAGCCCGGCGCGCTCACAGGCAATCTCGGCCGCCTGCTTGACATCCATTACCGGCCTATGCTGCCCGCCGCCGTACTGGATCCATTGCACCACGTCGCCGCGCTCGATCTCGCTGCCCACGCCGTAGCCCATCCACTTATAGTATTGCATCTGCACGTTGACGGTCAGACCCAGGTCACCCTTGCGGGTGCAGCTGCGCCACTTGCCCGCTTTGGTCAGCGGCCAGCCGTCCGCCTCAATGACATCCTCAATCCTCAGCCGCGCCTTGACCTGTTCAAAAATGCTATCCATCTGGCTCAACTCAATACCTCCGTGTTATGCGACGTGTTTTGCTGGCGATAATCATGCGCTGCGGGCGCTTTTTTGGCTCCCATGGGCCTAATCTCGTCGCATAATGCGTTGTTATGCGACGTTTTTTGCAGGTCACCCTTTGCGGCGCTGGCCGGGCTTTTCTTTTTTGCGCGTCCGCGCGCGCCAGCCTGGCACCTATAAAAGGTGAACTTTGTGAATTTCTTAGCCTGCTGCATTTCCTGGTTCCTGCGCGGCGCGGGGTGAGGGGGTACGGCTTGCGATGTTACGCTGGGCGCGCTTGATCAGGCGCTGGGCCTGGCGCAGATCGTCAAGGGCGGGCGCAAGAATGCCCGCTGAAGGGATCATCTGCAACTGCGCGTTGATGCGGTCGCCGACCAGATCGAGATAGACGCGAGCGCTGCCCAGCAGCGCCTGGTCGTCCTCGCAGGCATAGCGGTGGCTGGTAAGGTCCTCAGTCATCCGCATGGCTGACCTCCGGTTTGAGCGCATCGACCTGGCGCTCAGAGAGCTGCATCCGGGCGCGCGACTCGACCAGGTTATCGATGCCATACAGGCCCATGACGGTCAGCCCGCCGGTGATGGTGATGGCCCACAGGGAGATCAGCACCGGCCAAAGCGACCAAATAACAAGCAGGACGGTCAGCGGCAGGTTGATGGCCAGCAGACCGGAAACGTATGCCTCAAGCTGGTGCAGCGGGCGTTTGAGAATCGCCCGCCAGGGAAAATAATGCTCAGCGACCAGCGTCATCATTGAAAAAAGTACCGCAGTCACGATCTGTAATACTGTCATCGTCATCCTCTACTATCAATTGCGTTATCAGGTTTTGGAGCAGCCTGACAGCCACCAGGCAGCGCGCTTGCGCTGTATCGTCTAATGCGGATAGCTCACGCTCCGCCAGGCTGACTGTCAGGACTGCCATCAATCGGGCTGCTCGGAGGACTAGCGCCCGGAATTGCTGGACAGATCGATCTCGGCGCGTATAAACTGGCGCATGGAGGCGATCAGCGCGTCAACGTTGGGGTTGTCGGCCAGGTCGGCCGGAATATAGGTAGGCTCAGGCTGGCTAGATTGCGCCTGGCGCGCCAGCCATTGGTTGTAACTTTCCATGGCCAGGCGATACTCCTGGTGTAGGCGTGCGGCTGAGGCGGCGGCTTTTGGCGCATCAGTGATATAAGGCCCGCCGGTAATAAACTCTGGATAATCGTCGTCGGCATAATCCTGCGGGATATATAGCCTGGGCATCTCGTAATGAGCGTGTATCCAGCCGTCGTTGCCTCTGTCCTTAAAATGCGCCCAAAACACAGCACAACCTGGTAAATGGATCCCGACACGAAAACGCCCCAGACTATCATCCATCCAGTTGCGATCGACATCCTCCTGCTCGCCTAAATGAGACAGGAAAACTGCCGGCATAGTCATAGCCATCGCGCGCGCGCGACGTTCCTGCTCCTGGAGGCGTTTCTGCTGCGCTGCGCGTTCCGTCTCGTACTTCTGGCGGGCATGTTCAGCTTCTTCGCCGCGCAGAATTTCCTCGCCAGCGGCAATCAGCGCGGTTAATTCGTCAGTTTGTTCCATTCGGCACCTCGTTTGTTTCGTCCAAACGCGCAACCCAGTATTTCGGGAAACGGTGGCCCATCTCCAGCAGGTAATCAGGGATGAGATAGCAGCCGCATTGATAATCGCCGTGCTCCTGCATGACGGGCTGAGAACACTTCGTGCAATACATTTCGGTTTCTTTTTCCATTGCGCCTCGTTTTATGTTCGCTCGGGGGTGGGGGGATAGACCACCCCCGAGCAAGAGAAAATGTCATTCGTTTTTTGGCAGCGCCGTCAAGAAAATGCGGCTCTTGCCCTCTTCCGGCGGGCGCAGCGCCAGCGCCGGCGTGCGCTCGATCAGGGTAAAATCGGTCGCCTCCAGCAGCTCCTGGACTGCGTCGGCGAGGTTATCAATATCCGAGTGGTCGCAAATAATGCGCACCTTGACCAATCCGTCAATGCTAGACATAAGCCTCCTAAAGGTTTTCGACCGCCGCGGCCAGGGCATCCCAGGTCGGCAGGGTATAGCGGGCCGTCGTCTCGAGACGCGCGTGCCCTAACAGTTTTTGAGCGCCGACCAGGTCGGTCTTGACCCGGTGCGCGAAGGTGTGGCGCAAGGTGTGCGGCGTGCACTCGCTGATCCCGGCCTGATTGCGCAGGCTCTCGACCATGCGCTGGATCGTGCGGCCGGTCAGCCGGTCGCCGCGCTGACCATAAAATAAGGACGCCGGGGCGGTTTGCGGGCGCTGCTCCAGATAGAGCGCCAGCGCGCGGCGCAGCTCAGCGCCCAGCGGGACCTCGCGGCGTTTGTCCCCCTTGCCGCGGCGAACGACGACCTTACCGGCGCGCGGGCTGATGACAATATCCGCCAGATCAAGACCGCAGACCTCGCCCTCGCGCAGCCCGGCATAGAGCATCAAGCTGATAATGGCCTGGTTGCGGATCGCCTGGAAACGCGCTGGGCCGGTTTGGGCGGCATGGATGGCGCGCTCGACCTGGCGCATCAGGCGGTTGGTCTCCTGGACCGTCAGCCCGCGCGGGGCCAGCTCTTGCTCGGGCAGCGGGTCCACCCCAGATACCGGGTTATAGCCCAGCAGACCGGCAGCCTGCGCCCAGCTCGCCAGCATGCCCAGCACGATGCGCCGGCGATTAAAAGAGGCCGGCGCGATCTTGGCCTCCAGCGAATACTCGCGGTAGGCGCGCAGATCCACGCCGGTAAGCAGCTCCGGGGAAAAATCCATGCCGTTGACCTGCGTAAACCAGGCCGAGAAGTGATCAAGGTCGGCCTGGTAGGCGCGGATGGTGTTGGCGGATTTGCCGCCGCGCTGGAGCTGAGCACGAAAATCCGCGCGCCAGTCGGTCAGGGTGGGGGAGATCATTAAATCGGTCATTTTGCCTCCAGCGCTTTTTGCAGGAGCGTGATTTGCGATTGATTCCAAATGACCAGGTTCCCCTCGCGCGTGTGTGTCCGTTCCAGACCCATATTAGCCAGGGTCTGACCGACCGAGCGCGGCGTAGGTCCGTCAGGAATGCGGCGGGCGAGCTGTCCGATCAGCATCGAGTATGTGGTGTCGCCGCCGGTATTGGTCAGGCGGCATTCGCTGGGTTTCTGAGTCTCGGATTGAAGGACTGCCAGGGTTTCGCGCGCCAAAGCGAGCGGTGCCCAGCGCGAATCTGGGGAGGCCGATACGATCTTGCCATAATCTTCTTTCGATAAAATCTGACTATACATGCGCTTATCCTCGTTTTCTGGTTTGGGTCGGTGGCGGCTAGGCCGCGGTCTCATCGAGCGCGATGCGCTCGGGTTGTTTGCTTTCGGGAAAAACCCGGTCAAACTCCATGTTGACCAGGTAGCGGACCATGTCCGATTTAGTGCGGTAAGTCGCCTCACAAAGTCGATCCAGCTTTTCAATTGTTTCCCGGTCAGCGCGTGCGGTTAAGATTTCGTCTTTCGCCATATCTTTCCTCGCTCCATTTGGTAATGGATTAATACCTAGAGATATTATATTACCATAGTAATGAAATGTCAACAAAAATACCACGATCGTTATACATTCGCTATAATCTAAAGCATGGACTTTTCCGATTGGATTACAAAAAAATACGTCGCCTGGAGAGGCGACGCTGTGGGAAATGTACGATCAATTACTGATTTCGCGGACTTTGTTGGTGTAAAACAGCCCGTTATGTCCAGCTGGATGAAGAAAGGCGGTAAAATCCCGCGCAGCCAGGGGTCAATATCAAAACTTGTGCGCGCATTTGGCCCTGAAGTTTACGACGTGCTTGGATTACCGCGCCCAGGATCGTCTGAGGATATCGACCTATCGCATTTACCCGATGACTTCCGCAAGCGGTTAAAATCCGCGGCTGCCGAAACCAATCGGATTTTGGAGGAACACGGACTATATGGATTGGAAGCTGAAAATGAAACGATCAGGATTTTTGAAGAGTTCGGGTTTAAGTATGTAAAAACTGAAAAGCCTGTCGATGAATCTTGAAAGGTGATTTTTGGCATGACATCCCCTGAAAGTGGTGTAAGTGGTAATTCTATGATAGCACAAAAGTTCTAAAATAAAAGCGATTTTGAAAGCGGGGAAAAATGAAAAAGTCAATCTTATTTGTTACTCTTGTTATCGTGTCAATCTTAATAGGTTGCTCTCCGGCCAATGCAACGGCACCTATCCCTTCAAAAACGCCAATAAACACAATCGCGCCAACTATGACGGTCACTCCCTCGCCATCATTTACACCAACTAAGCGCGCAACACCCACAAAAAGGCCTACCGAAACTCCTGCTCCAAAACCAATAATTTACTCAGGTCACGGAGATACAGTCTTAGATTTAGATGATGATTTAATCGGAGAACCGCGAACAGCTGACATAAGTCATACAGGGAGCAGTAATTTTGCCATCATTTCTTATGGAAGCGATAGCGAACGCCTGGACTTACTTGTAAACACGATAGGGGATTATCAAGGTCGTATACCAATTGATTTTTATAACAACGAAGTCGCTACACGTCTTGAAATTAAAGCAGATGGCGACTGGAAAATTAAATTTTCACCTTTGGACTGTGCATATCAAACTTGCATACAACTCCCAAAAAATTACCAGGGAAAAGGTGATGAAGTCCTATTATTTCCGTGGAGTTATCCCGATGTGGTCACTATTGATGCCACCGGATCAAGTAATTTTGCGGTTATAGGTCTAAGTGATGAGGGGAGAGATTTGCTTGTCAATGATATTGCGCCTTATTCCGGGCAGGTAATGTTTTCAGGAAATACATATATTGCAATCATCAAAGCCACTGGAGACTGGACTATGGATATAACTAAAAAATAATGCCGCAAAAGAGTAAACCGCCGTTTGCGCCCGGCGCGCAGGTCGTGGCTTACCTGCGCGATAGCGGGCACGAGGACCAGGAGCTGAGCACCGAGCAGCAAGAGGCGGCTATCCGCGCCTGGTGTCTGGAGCAGGGCCTGCACCTGACGCGCGTCTATCGAGACGACGCTGCGCCTGGCTCATCCGTGGTAGGGCGCGCTGCTTTTTTGGAGATGATCGAGTATTTTCACGCGCCGCGCCGACCTGAGCTAGGCGTGGTGATCTGGAAATTAAACCGCTTCGCGCGCGATATCGACGATGCGCAGTTTTACAAATCGGACCTGCGCCGGCGTGGCTATTCGGTGCATTCGCTCAACGACACGGTGCCTGAAGGGCTGGACGGGCGGTTTTTCGAGGCCGCCATCGACTGGATGAACGCGCGTTATCTCCAGGACCTGCAAGCCGATATCATCCGCGGGCTGCATCACAATTTACACACACACGGCGCGATCGGCGGCACGCCGCCCTGCGGTTTTATGCGCCAGGAGGTCGTCATTGGCAACCGGCGCGATGGCCGTCCGCACCAGGTGGCGCGCTGGGTGCCGGATCCGGATATGATCGAGCGGGTGCAGCTGGCCTGGTCACTGCGGGCCAACGGCGCCAGTTACAGCGAGGTGCACCGCGCCACGCACCTCTACAAGAGCGGGCAGGGGGTCAGTTACCGCGGGATGTTTGCCAACCGACTCTATATCGGCGAGCTGGTTTTTGGCGGCGAGATTGTACCGGATTACTGTACGCCGATTATCGATCAAGAGACCTGGCAGCGCGTCCAGGATATGCAAGACGGGAGGCACAAGATGGACGACGGACTTAATCTCAATCATCCGCGGCGGCTGGGCAGCGAGTACCTGCTCAGCGGGCTGCTGGTCTGCGCCAATTGCGGCAAGCCGGTCAACGGCGCCAGCTCGCGCCTGTCCAAACGCGGAACAGATTATCACTACCGCTACTACGCCTGCAACGGAACAGATTGCAAATCCGCGCGCATCCCCAAAGAGGCTCTGGAGCAAGCTGTCATTGAGCGCCTGGTCAAACGCATCTTGCTGCCAGATAACCTGGCTCGGCTGATGATCGGACACGAGGAGCGCATTGAGGATCTCAACGTCACCGATCGAGCGCTCTATAAGACCCTCAGCGCAGACCTGGAGGACGTCCGCCGGCAGATTAATAACATCTCAGACCTGCTGGCAGAGGGCGACCTGGGCCGGCGCTCGCTGACAAAAAAGCTGGGCGACCTCGAAAAGCGCGAAGAGGAAATCTCCGCGATGATTGCGCGTCTGCGATTGCGCAAAAAAGCATTTGACCCCAAAAATTCCCAGGACCTGGCAAAAAAAATCCGCTCGGCACTGGAAAGTGACGAACGGATTGACGAAACACGCGCGATTCTGCGCGGCCTGATCGATCATATCAGCGTAGCGCGTGAGAAGAAATCCGCGGTAGTTGAAGGCGAGATATTCTTCTACGTACTGGACGATGATAAATTTGTGTCTATGCGCGAGCGCCCCTGGAGGGATCCCGTCTATAGGCACAAATTTATTTTTTCCATCGATCACGCCTCGCGGGCTGCTTCGGGATCCGCAGCGCTGGCCTGCTGCTCCTGAGCCCTCGCCCGCGCAATGGCCGCCTCCTGGATCAGCTGATCGCGCGCGGTGCTCAAAATCTGGATCACCTGGTCGATCTCTACGGCCTCCTGCTGCCCGGAAGCGACGAAAACACGCCCATCCAGCGGGTTAAATCGCACCAGCACCGTTACAGGCGGGTGCTGCACTGCCAGCAAGAGCTGCTCCACGCGCTGCTCCTGCGTTTTGATATCTTTTGTGTCCAAAAGTTGGCTTAATTTCATGTCTGCTCCTATATGTAATACCCTAATATCTTGATGTAAGCGATTACCATATTCGCGCCGCCCACAACGACCGAAAATCGATAACTGCTGTCCAACGGGACAGCGTCCGAATTAAAACCATTGATATTGGCCACCTGAGAGGATAGCGCCGCGTAAAAATCAGATGATCCATAACGCACCGCCTGCATATAGTAGCCATTGTTTGCGGATGACCAGCGGCCGCCGATTAATACCCGGACAGCGACCGCTCCGCTGGGCACGCCGTAACTTGTCGCGGTGTACGTGTACGTACCCGTATTAAGTGCGGCCGCATTAACAATCATCTGCGTTGGATTAAGCGGAACATAGATATAACCGGTATAAGCCGTTGAGTTTTTGTAGCTTTGCAAATTACCTGTATACCGGATATTCCCAGATACAGAAATAACATCTGCATCCATCTCGATCAGCCTAGAGTAGTCTGACTTAGATGTCAGTCTTATTCGGCTGACAACTGGAGCGCAAGTTGCAGTAATGTCTGCAACTGCCTTACTTCCGCCGCCAGCATTGACACCTATATAGCCACTATATCCTATTGGTCCGGTAGTCGATAGATAAATTTTTGAGGCTAGCGATCCATCATAAACCCCATACAGATATCCGGAATTTGGAAACGATATTGACCGCTTTGCCTCAAAAACAGTACTCGGCGTAATTACAATGCCATCTATACCCAGCGTGCCAATTCCGCCGCCAAAGACCATTTTGCCCGTTGTTACATCAATCTTTACCTGGCAAGATCCGCTATTTAGCGAATAAAGACCTGTCCTGTCTATCCAGATCCCGGTGCCTGCCGCTGGTCCGGTCGGCGGCGGGTTGCCGATTGCGATTGCGCTGGTCGTTTCTGGCATGCGCAGTTTGCCGGTGATATCCGCATTGCCGCCATTAAATTGCATCACGGTATCGGCGTAGGTGCGCAGGCGCAGGCCATTGGTTGGGTCATAAGTCAGGTTACCGATGCCGCTGGCGTACTGGCCCAGGGCGATGCCGTAGGTCTCGCTGGTATAGCCCCATCCGCCGTTGAGGTCGCCCAGCCGCGCCTCCTCGACCTGGCTGTTATAACTGGCGCCTTGCTTGATCACGCTCATGCGCGGGGACCCGGTCGCATCAAACTCCAGCCGCCCATTGCCAAACTTGCCGTTGATCCGGTAAGCGATCCCCGTTGGCCAGTCGTTGGCGCCGCTGCCGTCCAGGTTGCGGGTGACGTTATAGCGTGTACCGCTCACCAGGCTGCCGACCTGGAGGTACTCGACCGCCAGCGCCGAGCGCAGCACCACAAAATCACCGCTGGTCATCGCCTGACCAAAATCGCAGCTCGTATCCGCCGCGTCCAAAGCCGCCGCCAGCGTACCCGCGCCTTTGGCCACCACCCACCAGCCGCCGATCAGCGTCTGGGTGTTGAGCGCAAACAGCACCGTATCCAGCTCGCTCAGCCAGCCCTTGCGCCACAGGCTGGTTTGGCTGCCCAGATCGTAGGTATCGGTTGTCTCGGGCAGGATGTGCCGCGCGGTCGTGCTGCCTTGCAAAGCGACCGATGACCCAAACGTATGCGCGCCGGTCCACGTAAAGCCCGCCGCCAGGTTGACCTCCAGCGTACGGTCGGCCGTCGGCAGGCCGCCGCCGCTCAGGTGACTGCCCGCCAGTACAGACTTGTTGAGCCGCTCGGCCTGGTAGGCGCTGCGCGTGCCGGACCCGTTGGCGTGCGCGTACTGGGTGTGATCGTCGTCCCCTAAACCGCTCAGCGCCGCACCATGGTCCAGCAGCCCGCCGTTGGCGCTGGTCTGATGATTATGCGCCCCCACGCTGCCGTGCGCCGTGACCGCCGGGCTGGAAGCGTGGCTGGCGTAACTGCTGTACAGCGCGCTGACATCCACCCCATCGATGGTCACGCCGGCCGCTACGCTCAGGTTGCCTGTCAGCGAGACCGATCCGTCCGCCCGCAAAAATCCGACGTCGTTGACGATCACCTGCTGGACGACCACCGAGCTGACCCGCTTGATAAACGGGTCCAGCCGTTTGGCTAATGCAGTGATTGGCTCAGCCATCCTGACTCCTGACTACGTCGCTTGCCTCTGGCACTCCGCGCGGGGTCAGCGCCAGGTAATCGCTGGCGACCGTGTAGGTGGCCGCCTCCAAAAAAAACAGGCTCGGGTCAGCGTACTGGTTGAGGTCCACGCTGCCCGGAATCACGTCTTGCAAGCGCACCCACTGGCCGACCGGCGGCTGCGCCTTGTTGAGCAGCACCCCAAACGCGTCGTACAGGCTGCCGTCTGAGCGGATATAAGCCGGCTGCCCGCTGGTTGGCTCCTCCTCCAGGATCAGCGTGCGGTTGGCGTCAACTCGCGGCAGCATGCGCCGGTTATTATCGGTGCCCATCTGGCACAGCTCCTCAAGATAGTACAGCGCTGAGGCGTCCGCGTCGCGGTACTCGCTGGTGCTGATCCCGCTGCCGCCGGATATCTCCTGGCTGACCCCGCTCAAAAATTGGCCTTTGGCGCTGGCGATCGCGGCCGCCTGTACCGCCGTATCTACGGCATTGGTCAGCAGATCCTCGTAATAGCGCCAGCCCAGGGTATCATACCAGCCGCGGCAGTACAGCACGGAGCGGGTGATCCCGCTCAGCGACCCGAGCGCGCGTACTTGCGTCACCGCCGGGGTCGGCAGCCGGTAACTGGCCAGCAGCATGGCCTGCGCAGCCAGGGCGTGCGCGTCGCTGGTCGATCCGGCGGAGTAGAGCAGCTCGCGCATGCCGTACTCAGTCACAGACTCAGCGTCTTGCGCCCAGGCTGTCGTGGCCCGCTCGCCGGCCGTCTCGTCCGGATCCACAATGCGGCTGTATGCCACCGCGATGCGGTTATACAGCGCGTCCAGCGTCACCCCGATTGCCAGATTGTTGTAGATGACCTCAGCCTCGTGCACGTAGCCCCACCAGCAGGGCGCGCCCTGGTCATCCAATACCGTCACCGGGCAGCGCAGCAGCTCCAGCAAGCGCCATAACTCGGCCTGCTCGCTGCTCTCAACGTTGATCGTGGCCCGCTTCGGGCCGCCCATGGCCGCCCACGATAGTTCCGCCGGCGCAAAATTGAGCGTGGTCGGAATAAGCTGGTCGCTGAAATCGCGTGTTTTGATGATCGTCCTCATAGCGACCTCCGCCGCGGACGGTACCAGGCGCGCAGGCTGATGTTGCGGTCTGGCTTGGCGTCGGTTCCGCCGCCGGCCTCTTGCAGGCATAAGATGCGCTGCGCCTGGCCTGGGTAGAGCATCAGCGGCTCGCCCAGCGCTACCCAGGGACGCGCAAAAACACCGCTGGCGCGGATATAAGGCGCCGGGTTGTCGGCGTTATCTACCAGGGTCTCATTAAGCGCCAGCCCCATGCTGAGCGGCGGCCGGTAGATGCGGTATCCATCCACCGGCGCGAGCATGATGTAATCGTAGTAGATTTTTTTGTCCCCCGCAGTGAGCGCGGTGCCATAAAAAAAGAAGGAAAACCCGCCAAACGCGTCGCTGGGGTTAGCCCACGCCGGCGGAATGCGGATCACGCCCAGGTCCTGGATCAACCGGTCGTCGCCCATGCGGATGCTCGGACCCAGCGCGCGCTGCGTGCCGATCACCAAACCGACATTAAATTTGACCAGGCGCGCGTCCTGCAGGGAGTACAGCCGCACCAGCGCGTGGACGTAATTACCGCCCAGCCGCGCGGCCTCAGCTGCGCTGATCGCCCAGGACTGGATCACTGACTCATAGGTCACCGTGTTGATGGTCACCTGGTTATACGATCCGCCGGATGCGTCTGCGGCTGAGTAACCGGCTGCCTCCAGCCAGTGATTAGCCGCTACCCCGCCTGCCCATGAGTTGCGATTGAGCGCCACATAGAGCCGGTCGGGTACCAGTACGTTATTGTACAGATTGGTGATCTCGATATGCGCCGGCGCCGGCAGCGTCCCGTCGATCACATCCGCGCCGATATCGGCATAGTTGGCGCGCTTGTTGGGCGCAGTGCCTGCCAGGTCGTTGCAGTTGTACAGCGTCAGCCCGCTGGTGACGTTGGTCCCGTTGGGGTTGGTCAGCGGGATGGCTGTCTCGACCGCCGCCTCAAAGTAATTGCGGCGGGTGTAAATTACTCCGACGCTGGTGGCCGCCCCGTCCGTGTACAGGTGCCGCGGCGCCTCGCCGCGCTCGATCCGTCCGCTCAGCACCTCGCTGCGATACCAGTCGCCGTTATCCTCCAGGTCCCACTCCAGATAGACGCGCTCGCCCAGCAAATCCAGGTCCTGGCGCTGCTGCGCGCGCGTCAGCATCAGCTCGATGCTGCGCAGCTCGGCGATTTTGTCCGCGCCGCTGCCCTCCAGCACCACCTGGATACTCTCGCTGACCGTCTCGGCGCTCAGGTCGCTGGCGGCCTGGTTGTAGGTGGACCCAACGACTGCGCCGCCGACCGCCGTCAGGTAGATGATCTCGCTCCCGCGCTTAAGTCGTAAGTGCATTACCGTCCTCTCAGTCTGGACATGACTAGGTCGCTGGTGCGATAGGCCAGCGCTTCCAGGTCCTCGTCACTGCGCACCGTCCCGCTCACATTGATCTGCACCGGCGGCTGACCGCTTAGCGTCTCGACCGCGCGGCTCAGGTCGGCCACCTGCGCGCTCATATCCTGCGTGCCGCCGGTCAGCAGCTTATCCACCTGGTCAGAGGTCAGCACCGTGCCGTTGCGCATGGTCAGCAACGCCTCGCCCAGCCGCGAGTTGCTCTCCTGCCAGCGGTAAGCGCGCCCGGCGTACACCGGCCCGCCGATCGCGCGCGGCGTCAAAACTGTGCCGCCCGTCGGCGTGCGCGCACTGTCTTGCGTGCTGAGCACATTATTAAGGATCGGGTCAACCTTGCCCTTGACCGTCACGGTGACCGTCTTGTCCTTGAGGTTATCCATCAGCGCCAGCAGCTCGCTCAGCGTGATCTTGCCGTCCTTGTATTGCTGGATCAGGTACTGGATCGTGCCGTAAGCGTCGGCGGTCGCCTGGTCGATCAAGCCCCATTTTTCCGCCAGCACCGGCAGGATCGCCGCGGCGTCGCTCTCGGCTAACTGCTGCGCCAGTAGGTTGAGCAGGATCTGCTTGGTGGCGCGGTCGTGCTCCTCGGCGTTAGCTTTAATCTGCTCCTGGATTTCTGCATACTTTTGCTTGGTTTCCTCCAGTTGCTGGCGCTGCTCGGCCGTCAGGTACGGTTTTTTGGTCAGCTCGTCGATGGTCTGTTTATACGCCTCCGCCTTGTCGCGCAGGTCGCCCTGCTTTTCGACAAAACTGCTGATCTCCGTGCCCAGCTCGCCCTTCATGAACAAATTCATTTCGTCCAGCGTCATTTTTTGGGCTTCCAGACTGGCGGTGCTGTCATCGGTTGCTTGCATAGCCGCCAATACTGCGTCCGTATATTCGCCCCAGCGCCGTGAGGTTTTGAATTCGGCCTCACTCATGCCTCCCAACTCAGCGATTAGTTGCGCTAAGCGATCCTGAAACTGCTCGCCTTGCAAGGTGCCATCCAATAAGGCCGCAGCGATGCGGGTGCTTGCGCCATGAAATTGTCCAGATGCTTTGGCAGCGCGCACCAACTCAAGCGCATAATCATCGTAGCTTGCTGATGTTCGTGTAATTTCTTCCGCATGAGCATCAAATGATTGCTTAAGTTTTTCGGAATAGGTTAGCATGGTCGCGGCTGCGTCGGCAGCAGTCGCTAATCCTGGCGCGAGCAGCGTCATAACCGCGTCGCCTAGATTTTTGCTGGCCACCTCCAGACGCTTAAACGGGGCCACGCTGCTGTCGGCTACCTCACCGACCTTGGCGATCTGCTCCTCGGCCTGCTGCAAAAACGCCTCGCTAAACGCGGCGTTGGCGTCCAGCCCGCTGCGTTTGAGCGCCTGCACTTTTTCGTCAAACCCGTCCACCGCCACGCCCAGCGCGTCGAAACGCATTGTGGTCTGGTTGGTCAGCGTCAGCACCAGTTGGTTCATATTCATTCCCAGCGCGCCGGCCACTTTGGTCAGGCGCACCGCCTGATCCTCGGTCTTGACCAGGCCCAGGCTCATAAAATTGAGCGCGCTCTCCACCAGCTCCGAGTTGCTCACCATCCCGCGCGTCACCTCCTGGAGCTTGGCCAGCAGCTCGTCCCCGCTGGTGCCCATGGCCGCGGCCATGCGATTAAATTTCTCGCGCGTGTAATCCAGGTTGGCTCCCGCCTCGCCAAACTCAAACGCTTTTTGCAGCAGTTTGATTTCCGCGGTGATGCCGCCCGATATTTTGACCACGCTGCTGGAAAATTTACCAAAACCTGTCTGGAATTTTTCCAGCGACGAGGTCGCCTGCTGCGTCCCGGTCGTCACGCCGCGGCTGTCGATGGTGATTACACCGTGCGCGCTGCCCAGCTCAACTGCCATAATGCACCGCCTTTACCAGATTCCGTTTTCGGGAATCGCCATTTTTTTAGTCGCCATCCCTGCGTTGACCTTTGCCAGCTCGCCGTCTGCTTTGGGTGTTTTGCTGCTGCCCGCCAGCGCTGCCGCCAGGTCCACCTGGTAGGCCAGCCATGCGTCCGTTATCCCCAGCAGGTCCGCCGGCCGCTGCTGGTAACGCTGCGCCAGGCTGTCCAGCACTCTCAGGTTGCTCAAGTCCTGGCAAAAAGGGCATCAAGCGGCCCACCTCCGCGGTGGCCCAGGTATAAATCTCCATGCGCTCATCCGGCGAGAGCTCCTGCACGCCCAGCACGCCCGGTCTGCTCTCGTCCGCTACCGGCGGATCGATTACCGCCGCCTTAACCACCAGATTGACCGCCGCCAGGTAATCGCGCAGGTTTTCCGCGGTCAGCGCGGTGCTCTCTGTAATCAGCGAGTTGACTACGCCCACCAGCGGGGTCGGGATGCCGCCCTGCTCGATCAGCGCCATCAGGGTCACTTTGCGCAGGCGTACGCTCAGCCCGCTGGCTGTCACAAACGCCTCGCCGTTCTCTTTTTTTTCTCGCCACGCTTCTAAGTCCATTTTTCCTCCAAATGAGGCCGGTTGCCCGGCCTCTTATCCTCGTTATTGCTTGTTGCTGCTGGTTAATCCGCTCAGGTCGTCGGCAGCGCCGCGCTCGTCTCGTTTTGCACAAACTCGTAGATATTGTTGTCGTCGTCCACATCCGCCACCGCAATCCCCGAGCACTGCGTGATGTAAAAGGCGTCCACCCCAAAGGTGCCCTCGATGGAGGTCACCTTGGCCTTAAAAATCTTGGCGTGGATGTTCGACCCGTCGTCCGATTCGGCCTTGCCGTAGATTTTAAAGTAGGGCAGGTTCGCACCGCCGGTCACGGTGGTGGTCAGCGTGCGGCTGGGGGTCGTCCCGCTCGTCGCCGGGGTAATCCCCATCATCACCGCGTACGCCTCCAGACTGATCCCGCCCGCTTCCAGGCTCCACTCTGCGCCCTCAACGTGCGCGCGTTCCGCCGCGATCACATCGTCGCCCTTTAATTCCGCCGCGCTGATGCGCGGGCGGATCATCATTTGCCGCGCGATCGGCAGCGTCACCGCCGTCGGCGTGGTCACCCGCGGCACCAGCGTAATTTCTCGCAGCCCAAAGGGCTTATCTCCGTACCCCATCATGCACCGCCTTTCTTTTTGGCGGCCTGTACCCAGGCCGTCAATTGCTCTGTGGTTATCCGTATCCGCTCAACCTGAGCGGCGTCGGCCCTGGCCAGCTCCGCCAGCGTCCCGATCCCGGCCGCGGCCAGCTCAAACAAGGCCGCATCGTCCATCCCGTCCAGCTTGCGCAGCGGCTCGCTCTCCGCTACCGCAAACGTCTCGCCTGGCTGCGCCAGACAGTCGGCCGCGATCTTGGCCGGCAGCTCCTGCGTGTATCCCGCCTGGCGGGACCATGTAAACTTGCCGACAATCCGCGTACCCAACCCCGACCATGTAATCAGCATCGATGACCTCCTATAACTTGCGGATCGCCGCGTATCGGCTCCGCCCAAAATTAGCCAGCAGCGCCGGGTCGCTCAGATCGTGCAGGTCGTCCGCGTAACGGATTACCCACCCGCCGCTGATCGTCGCGTCGTGCAGTACCGCAAACATGCGGCTCATCGCCGCGTCGATCACGTCCCGCCCGCGCTGCTGGTAAACAAAAACGACAAAAAACGTCCGCGCGCTGTCCGGGTAAGGGCCCATTGGCGCGGTCGTCTCCATCCGTAAGAGCGCGCACGGCAGCAGCTCCCCGTTGGCGTCGAAGGCCGCCGGCGTCTCTGCCCGGCTGATCTCCTCGGCGTCGTCGCTGTTATACATGCCGCCCGGCAGCAGGGCTGCCAGTGCGCTATCGCTGCTCAGCAGCGTATAGATCGTATCTCTCAGGCTCATATCCCCAGGCTCCTCAGCAGACTATCCGCTCCGCCGAACGTCCACATGCCCAGCAGTATCGCCGCCGGCGCGCTGTCGCTTTGCCCTGCGAAGCGCTCGTGAAAACTGTCCATTGCCGGCCAGGCCGTCTCGCCGCGTACCCATCCGCGCAGACGCTGGGTAAACTCGCCGTCCGGCGGCTGCAAACCTAATTTTTGGCATAGGCACTGCGGATGCAGCGGCAGGCTGATCGATCCCTTAGGGTAGATGCCCGCCCCGTCGCGTCCGCCGCTCGTCACCCGCTCGCACTCGCAGCCCAGCGCCGGGTGCTGCTTAGAGAGGATGATCTGCTCCTCCTCGATCCACGGTATCTGCGCGAAAACTGCGTCGGTCGCCGCCTGGTGCGCGATCTGGATCTCGTTGCGCGCCATGCGCAGCGCGTTATACGAGACGCCCGCGCCGCTGCACTCGCCCCCGCTCAGCAGCCCGGTCAGGTTGCCGCGCGCGATATCCCGTTTGGTCAGGTTGTAGAGCCGTTCCTCGGTCCAGCGCGGGCAGTCCTGCCCCGCGCCGAGCTGGCTTTCCAGCGCCTTGGCCAGTTCCCAGGCGCTGTCGCCGCGCTGCAAGGCCGCCATCACCTGGTCGTTGATCATCCGCAGGCTGGCCTGCTCCAGGTTCCAGATGCGCGCCGAGAGGTCCATCCCGTCGGCGTAGATATGCGTGCTCCCGGCTTGCAGCAGCGTGCGCAGTTGCGGGTCAAACACCCCGCCGTCGATCGGTGATGCTGCTTCTTCCAGCTTGCCGGCCTGCTCCCATACCCGCCCGGCCGTCAGCGCCAGCCCGCCGAAAGGAATGGCCAGGCTGATCATGCGCGCCTGCTGAAACGCCCCCACCCACCGCGTAAACGCGTCGCGGAAAATGGTGGCCGCCTCGCCCTGGATGCGCAGCGCTGCGCCGGCGTCAATCGGGTCGTTTTTTGCGCTCACCTTGAGGATCGCCGCCTGCATCTCGCCCGCCGTCTGAGTAAACAGGCGGTGCGAGCGTCCCGTAAAGTA